TTTGAATACCAGGACGGGCCAGCCTGCAACGTAGACCAGATACTGGCGCAGTATGTAGATTACCGCGACGTTAGCGCCTGGCCGGTTAGCAGCAGAGAGGGCGACGTAATAGCCCACGAAATTACAAAAGCCGGCGACCCTACCGAGAAACCAGGACTAATAGGCGCATTTTGTCGCGCCTATAGTATCGAGGACGTAATAGAGCGTTTTTTATCGGACTACTACGAGCCTACCGGCGCCGATGGCCGCTACACCTACAAGCTGGGAAGCGTGGCCGGTGGCCTGGTTTGCTACGAGGGCAAATTTGCATTTAGCCACCACGAAACAGACCCAGCCAGCCGGCAGCTGTGTAATGCTTTCGACCTTTGCCGTATACACCTATACGGAGCTAAAGACGAGGGCAGCCGCGCCCTGGATATTACCCGTAAACCGTCGTACCTGGCTATGACTGATTTTGCCAGCCAGGATCGTAACGTAAAACTGATACTATCCAGGGACAAACAGCAGGCAGCCGCGGACGATTTCGCCGGCGTAGAACTGCCGGAAGATTATAGCGACGAATGGAAAGCCGATTTAGAGTATAGCAAAAGCGGTAAGCTACAGTGCACGATCGGTAATATAATACTGATACTGGAAAATGACCCAGCGCTGCGCGGCCATATCGTCCACGATCTTTTTGCCGGCTACGACGGCGTAGTAGGTGGCCTGCCGTGGAATAAGAACGCGACCCAGTGGACGGACACCGACGACGCTAACCTGCGCGTATGGCTGGAAAAGAACTACGATATAACCGGTAAGGAAAAGATCGCCGACGCTTTGACCGCTGTACTGACGCGCCACAGCTACCACCCTATACGCGACTACCTCAACGGCTTAACCTGGGACGGTACGCCACGCCTGGAACGCCTAATTATTGACTATATCGGCGCTGAGGACACCGAGCTAAACCGAGTTATGACCCGTAAGCATTTTACGGCCGCCGTTACCCGCGTTTTTAAGCCAGGCTGCAAATACGACTACTGCCTGGTTATGACTGGGCCGGAGGGTGCCGGAAAATCGACGCTGTTAAATAAGATGGGCGGCCAGTGGTTTAACGACAGTATAACTACCACCGAGGGCAAAGAGGGTATGGATCAATTACGCCGCGCCTGGATTATCGAAATGGGCGAGCTGGCCAGTATCAAGCGCAGCGACGTAGAGAGTATAAAAGCCTATCTATCCAAGCGCGTAGATATATACCGCGCAGCATACGCACGTCGCACGGCTGAGCACCCGCGGCAGTGTATTTTCTGCGGTACGACTAATGAGGCTTTATTTCTCAAAGGCGATAACGGAAACCGCCGCTTTTGGATAATCGCCGTAGATCCTACGCTGCGTAAATATACAGCCTGGCAGGACGCTATAGACCGCGACCGCGACCAGCTTTGGGCCGAAGCTGTGCACTACTACAAGCAGGGCGAAAAACTGTACCTGGACGACAGACTGGAAGCCCAGGCAAAGCAGCGCCAGGCTGAGTATAACGACGACCACGACGACCCGCTGGCAGATATGCTGCTAAATTTCCTGGACGCGAAGCTGCCGGCCGACTGGGAGACGTACGACCTAAGCAGGCGCCGCGCCTGGTGGCGTGATCCCGACCCGCTGAACGCTGACGGTACAGAGACACGCACCCGCGTATCTGCTGTGGAATTTATCTGCGAGCGAATGGGCCGAGATATGGCCGATAAAGAATTTAAGTACCTGGCCCGAAAGATTAGCAACCTAATAAAAGCGCTGCCGAACTGGGAAAAGGTAAGTACGACCAAACACTGCCAGAACCTATACGGCATACAGCGAGGCTATCGCCGTATCGTTGAGGCCGGCAGTACCGAAGATGACCTATAAATATGGCAAAGGGTATTAAAATAGAGCTGACAGAAAAGCAGGAAAAATGGCTAAAAACGCATTTTTTACATACAAAAAACGCGGAAATAGCCGAAAAACTGGGCATTTCCGAGACAGCAGTACACCGTTTCGCGCGTGCTTTGGGCCTCAAAAAGAGCCGCCAGTATATGGTAAAATGCCAGCGAGCAACAGCCGACGCAGCGCAGCGATCGCACCGACGAAACGGTACGTACCCGCCAAAAGGTTACAAGATACCAGGCAGCGAAAAGTACCAGTTTAAGCCTGGCGAAACCTGCCGCGATAGGATCGGCGCGAAGCGTGAGGCCGAGAGGATCCGCAAAAGTGCAGAGACAAGGAAACAGACCTACAAAAGCGAAAGAGCACGCGCCGGCTGGGGCTTTGAACAGCGTACGAAAATGCGAGTAATAAGGCAGCCCCAGGCTAAAATACAGCTGCGCTACTACTTAAAGAAACGCGGTTATATCGTGGACGACGTAGCGCGTATAGTCTACTATACCGAGACGACAAAACGAGGCAAAAAGATAGAGGCTAAACGGCAGCCGTGGTATAAGTTTATGCCGCTGGATCCGGTAAACGATACGGGCGAAAATCCCGAAAAGGTAAACGGAAACAACGCAGCCGCCGAGACTGGCCGAAAACCGAGAGAGTAAACAAAAAATTTCGTTTACCGCGTCGTTTACTTATTTCGTTTACTGCTTAAAATGCTATAAACCAATAAATAAATATATAAGTAAACGTAGTAAACGATAGTAATATAAATAAAGATATAAATAACGTAATACAGAGATATACAGCATTATTTACACGAAAATAAGCGTACCTACGCGTAAAGGGGTATTATATGTAGAAAATGCGCACCGTTTACGTTTTTCGTTTACAAGATGGAAAAGAAGATAGAAAAAATAGTGAAGCACGCCGAAGTATCGGAAAAAGCCATAGAGCGCTATTTATCCGATAGCGTAAAAGAGCTGGGTGGTATCTGCCTAAAGTATAGTAACCCTGGTATGGCCGGTTATCCGGATCGTATCTGCCTGCTGCCAGGTGGCGTTACTATCTGGGTGGAACTAAAGAGCAAGGACGGCGAGCTGAAAGCTATACAAAAAGTCCGGATCGACCAGCTGCGTAAGATCGGCCACACTGTGTACGTATGCAGCAGCAAAGCTGCGATCGACGAAGTATTAAAACCCTATAAAGCTGCCGCCCTATGATATACAAGCCATACGATTACCAGCGTACCGCTATGCAGTGGATAATAGATAAACCGCACTGCGGGTTATTCCTGGATATGGGGCTGGGTAAAACAGTATCTACGCTGACTGCCATACAGCAGCTGATAGACGACTGCGAAATAAGCCGCGTACTGGTGGTGGCGCCTAAAAAGGTGGCCGAAACAACCTGGAGCACCGAGGCCGAAAAGTGGGAACACCTACACGACCTTAAAGTGGTTAAAGTGCTGGGATCCGAAAAGCAGCGCTGTTTAGCCCTGGCCGAAAAAGCAGACGTATACGTAACGGGCCGCGATAATTTCGTATGGCTGGTAGGAAAATACGGCGGCCAGCTTCCGTTTGACGCTATAGTGATAGATGAGCTTACCAGCTTTAAGTCTGCGAAAAGTGAACGATTTAAGGCTATGCGCGTAGCGCTTCCGAGCGTAAAACGCGTTATCGGTTTGACCGGTACACCGGCGCCAAACGGCCTAATAGATTTGTGGGCGCAAATGTACTGTATCGACCAGGGCGAGCGTTTGGGTAAATCTATAAGCCGCTACCGCGAAACTTATTTTGAGACCCACAAATGGAATAACATAGTAGTACGCTGCGACGTGAAAAAAGGCTGCGATACGATCATACGTAACAAGATCGCCGATATATGCCTAAGTATGCAGGCCAAAGACTACCTACAGCTGCCGGATATGATTACGCACACTGCCACTGTGGAACTGAGCAGTAAAACGATGGCGGCGTATGCGAAATTTGAAAAAGAAAAGGTTTTAGAATTTAAGGCCGAGCACGGCGGCGAACCTGCTAACGTACTGGCCAATTCTGCCGCCGGACTGATGAACAAATTAAGCCAGTTTGCTAACGGCGCCATATACGACGAAGATAGGCAGGTACACGCTATCCACGACGAAAAATTAGACCGGCTGGCCGAGATCGTCGAAGCTGCTAACGGCAGCAGTGTATTAGTGTTTTACCAGTATAAGCACGATATACCCAGGATCACTGCAAAGCTGAAAGGCTATAAAGTACGTACCTATGAGGGCGAAAAAGACCTAATAGACTGGAACGCCGGAAAGATAGACGTACTACTGGCCCACCCTGCCAGTACAGCGTACGGCCTCAATATGCAGCAGGGCGGCCACTATATAGTCTGGTTTGGTACTGGCTGGAACCTGGAGTACTACCAGCAGGCTAACGCCAGGCTACATAGGCAGGGCCAAAGGTACCCAGTAACCGTATATAAGCTGATATGTAGGGGGACTGTAGACGAGAGAGCAGCCGCCGCACTGGATAGTAAAAAGGGAGTGCAGCAGGGCTTATTAGATAGTTTGAACTACTTAATACGTAAACACAGTGAGCAATAGAAAACGGGTAAATATATCGGTAGATCCAGAGACCTACGCGAAGTTACAGCAGCTAAAGCAGGCATACGGGTTTAGTAATGTTTGCGAGCTGGTGGTAGCTTTCGTGCATATACTGTTAGACCGTATGGAA